GTGGTTTAAAAACTGGCGTTTATTACACTAGAACTAAATCTAAATTGGATGCTAATAAAAAATTAGCTAGTAGCCAAGTATCTCAAGTTGAAAAACCAAAAGACAGTCAATTTGAATGTTTTGGCTGTAATGCCTAATCTTACTTAAGATAATTGAAAAGCAGCAAAGGAAACTTTGCTGCTTTTTTTGTTAGATAAATAATAAAAAATTAACCATTCTAATGATTCTTACATTTAGTCAATATATAAATGAAAATAAAAATGATGATTTTAACGCAATTGAAGTAAATGATACAGTTCAATGGGCTGGAACAACTCAAAAAGTTAAAAAAGTATCTTATGGAGTTTTACATTTAGAAAAATCTAAAGTAAATAAAGCAATGTGGAATGAGAGAAATGGTAAGCTGATTAAAAAAGCAAAAGAGGATGAAAAGTAAACATAAATATGTTTTTACATATCAGGATTTCTTAGTTGAGCAGGATTTGTCTGCTCCGCTTATGCCAGATGCAGCCCCAGCTCAATCTAAAGCTCCAACATTATATCATTTCTTATTTATGACAGGATCTGACGATACTGGAAATGGACGTCGTCGTTATCCAGACGGAAGCGTTGTAATTGAATATCCTTGTTATTCAGTCGATGAAGAAAGTTTAACTGCTTGGGTTAATGATAATATTGTTGCCACTGATAAAGTTAAATTAAATAGTTCTGAACTTGAGATTAGGAGAAAAAATATAATTGGAATTGTTAAAGGAGACCGTGTTAATATTTCAAATGATGATTTACCATTTATTGAAAAATTAAAAAATGCAGTTTCTTCAAATATATTAGGTCGATCTGAGCCAGATGTAACTGTTATTTTTTCAGATGATGTTCCAACAACTACTAATATTAATGTTACTTTTATAAAACATAAAAAATAAATGATTAAAACATTTTTACAATTTATAAACGAATCTATGGATATTAAAACCCAATTCATTAAAGATCTATCTAAAAACTTAATTCATAAACTTAGAACTTCTTCATTTGATGATAGTCCAGAATACATAGTATTTAGTGGAATGCATTTTAATTCTCCATTTAACTTTGATCTAGTATTAAATGTTAGATTTGATTCTAATTTAGAAATTGAAAACGATCATCATTTTAAAAATCTTTCTTGGGAAGAGCTAAATTATTTAAAGCTAGGTTATGCAATCGATGCGAATACTCATATGAGTAAATCAAAATCTAAAGTACCTAAGATTGTTCTACATATTGTAATAAACCCTAAAAAAGAACCTAGCCTCTATAATAATCTATATTATCGATTTATTGATATCCTTACTCATGAAACCAATCACCTAAATCAATTAGGCATAAATCGTGAACCTTTCAATACTCAAGTTTCACATATGGATACTAGAAATGGATCTAAAAAAAGTTATAAGTATTTCTTATTACCTGATGAAATAGAATCAATGGTGGAAGGTATGTATACTAGAGCGAACGAGCAAGATCGTTTTCTAGATGATGTTTTTAGTGATTACCTAACTCCATTTATTGAAAGTGGATATATCAGTCAGTCCGAATATCAAAAAGTTATAAAAACTTGGATTACTAGAGCTTTGGAATTATATCCAGATGCTAAATTTTCACAAAAAGCTGATCGAATAATCTCAAATATTTAAAACCAAATTATCCAATATTAGTAAAAAATATTAAAATTTACTAAAAGATGAATAATTTCGAACAATTAAAGAATGAAGTAGACGCGATTAGAGCTACAATATTCGACCCAATTTATGAAGTAATTAATGCAGCTGAAGAAGATGCAACAAAGTATTATACTAAAGGTGTAAAAAGTTCTGCATCTAAGCTTAAAAAGAAAATGCAAGAACTTAGAAAAACTATTAGTCACCCAGCTATTAAAACTGAAATGACTAAAATTCAAGAATCTGCTAAAAATCTTCGTCAAACTTTAATTGATGAAACTACAAAAACGCCAGCATAAGATGAATAACGAAGAATCACTTAAAGTATTAGAAACTGCCTTAAATGCAGCTACATTAAAAGGAGTATATTCACTATCTGATACTCATCAAATTGTGACTGCTCTTAAAACTATTCAAACAGCTGTTGCTGTCGCAAATAATACAACTGCTAAGGTTTTAGATGAAGCTGAAACCATCTAATTAATAATTTCATAATTATAATTTAAATGCCTCTTTTTGAGGCATTTTTTGTTATATATGAAACTTTCACTTAATTTTAAGTAAAATAACTAAAAATATAAACTAAAATAACTATGACAGATTTTTTCGATTTACCAGAAGAAAGCTTTTCAAAGCAAAGAACAGGAAGTACTAAGAAAGTTGACCCGAATGTGTATGATCCAGATCCAAATGCCTATAATGGTTCGTATAAATCAGTATTTAGATTTGTGCCTTATATGTTTGATAAGAGCAAAACTAAGTATACTAAATATACTGCTAAATTTTGGAATCCTTTAACTAAGGAATCATTAATCGTAGATTGTCCATCAAATGTTGATAAACCGTCAATTATTTGGACTCTTGATTCAGTAATCAGATCTCTTAAAAAAGAAGAACCTGAATTACATAAAGAAATGAGTGACTTATTTTCTAGATGGAGCACTAATCACTCAGCTGTTTACATCAAAAAAGATCCACAACGTCCAGATTTAGAAGGAACTATCAAGATTTTTAAATTTAGAAATCAAATTGATATGTTGATCGACCAATTAGTAAATCCTGAAGAATTAGATGGATTAAGTACTTCTAAAAAAGTAAATCCATACCATTTATTAGAAGGAAAAGATTTACTTTGTGTAGTTGGTAAAAAAACTAAAGAATTTAGAGATTGGTCAAAATGTAAATTCATGGATGAAGTAACTCCATTAGTATTTAAAATTGACGATACTTTAGTACAAGTTAAAAATGATGAAAAATCAGTAAAACTTGTAAGCGAGTTCTTAACTAATAATACTCCAAAAATGGATGAATACTTTCACCAAGAGTGGACAGAAGATACCTATGATCGAGTAGCCGCTGCAATCGTTGCAACAGTTCAACACAAAGAAATTCTTGAAATGGTTCTTCAAAAAAGTAAAGATACTAGAATGAATGACTTGATTAGATCAAAAATGACTACTCGAGGAACAGTTAAAGTATCTACTGCTCCAGTAAATGATGAATTAGAATTTAAATCAACTACTCCAAAAGCTGAACCTACTACAAAAACGTCAGTTAATGAATTAGTTTCTTCTGACGATTCTGATGATGAATATGATTCATTATTTAAAGATTTATAAAAATAAAATATCAGTATGGAAAATACAACAAATGAAACAGTAGTAACTGAAAATACTACAACTCAAACCACTGAAACTACTTCTCAAAATATGTTATTTGGAAGTATTACATATCAGGATGAAACTGCTTATGAAGAGTTTATTACTAATATGAATATTGGACAAGCGATCTTTGTTTTAATGGCTTCTGCTAAATTTTCTCAATCAATTGGTGCATTCAGTATCCTTGAATCTGAGACTATTTCAAAAGCAATCCGAACTATTAAGAAAAATAGTGAAGCTCAAACGACTGAAGAGTCTGCTAATTAATTTAATATAACATGGACTTAATCATAGACGGAAACGCCTTTATTAATGTCGCAATAAGCGTCACTAAATCATTATCTTCTCGTGATAAAAGAACAGGTGACGCTTATTATGTTAATGATTTATTCAATGATAATGGAGTAATTTTAAAAGAACACATTAAAATACAATTTAGAGACTTTTGTTTTACGTATTTAAATTCTTTAATTACTCCAATATCATCTCATCCAAAACGAATACATATCGTATTTGATTCACTTAGTTGGAGAAAAGAATATACTAATCAGTTTTTTAAAAATGCTGATTTTAAAACTTCTTCTGCTCCATCTGAATTTAAATATAAAGGTAATCGAAAATATGATGAGCATCAATATTTATTTTTTGACTATTTTCAAAATAAAATTATTCCAAAGCTAGCCTCAATTGCTGGCGTAAATAGTTATAAAAGTAAAAATACTGAAGGTGATGATATTATAGCATATTTATGCGATGTCTTAGACTCTGATATCTTAATCTATACAGTAGATCATGATATAAAACAAACAACTGGAGTAAGTGGTAAAAATATCTTAGTTATTACTCCAAAACAAATGTCAAAGCATAAGAAATTATATCGAGCTCCTCAATTAATTCCAAGTGCAGCGACTGAAGAAGTAGATAATTTCTTTTCTCTAGATGATTCACATATTACTGGTGCTTCAATTGAAAAAACAATTGCTAATCTATTAAATAAAGATTATATTGAAAATGAAGTAGATATTATTGAAGAAGTATTTAGTAAAATATTATTAGGTGATAAATCAGATAATATTCCAAAAATTACTAGTATTACTCCATCTAAAGCTAAAAAGATTATTGCTATAATTAAGGAGAACTATTCAGATGGCATACTTGATCTATTAGATAATTTAGACTCATCTCTACTTGCCCTAATTATCAATGAAATTGCTACTTTAAATAAAGTTAAAGATCAGGATAAATTAGATGAAATCAGGGAACACTTACTCTTCAATATTAAGTTAATACGTCTTTCTGTTAAAGTATTCCCAGATGAGATCCGAGAATCCCTAGTTGAATATTTTAATAGCTATGAAATGTCTAATTTCAATATTAAAGAATTTAATAATTTAAAAAATAA